TTGTGCGCTGCAGTAAGGCCGTTTTGATTGTACCGCTCACCATTGGCGGTGAGGTTTCCATGGAAGCCAGGACCGTACCAACTGGTGATCACCGACAGAGTAGTTAGAACAGGAATCATAATTAATAAGCAAAGAACTTTTATATTGCTTACTACATAATCCCGTCACAACACGCGCAGTAATGACGGGAGTACTGCGCTATTTCTTTTTAGCAGTCTTAGCTGCTTGTTTGAATTGTTTAGCAGTGGGAGCACCAGCAGTGCCGGGTTTCCTCATCTTTTCACCGCTGCCTTCTTCAATGCGTTTCCGCTTGGCGTGGATGTTTGAATAAAGACCAGGCTTAGCCATTACTTTTTCTTCTTAGATTTACCAGCTTTGCTGAGTGCGATGGCTACAGCTTGTTTCTGAGGGTAACCCTCACCCTTCAATTTACTGATGTTAGAGGAGACAGCTTTGTCGGACTTACCTTTTTTTAGAGGCACCGCGCTTCTCCTTGGTTTCCATCTTCTTGGATTCCTTAGCTTCGTGTTTCTTCATGGCAGCTTTAGAAGGATACTTCTCTTTGCCACCATACTCAGACATCATCTTTTTAGCAGGCATTACCAAATACCGGGGATAATTTGACCAGTCAGCGCGTAAGCACCAATAGCAGCCACGAAGCCAAGCATAGCCAAGCGACCATTGAGTAGTTCAGCACGTTCGTTGTGAGGCACGGTGTAGTTGTGATCAGTGTACATGGGAGGTTCGATGGGCCAGATGTTAGTGTCGTTCATTAAAATTCAATGTCAGATCGTTCAAGTTTATCGATAACGTCCTGTCGATAGGCAGGATCATTGTCGTAGCGACGATCAGCCATTGCACGTACCAGTTCAGCCTGACTACGGAACACGTCTTGTGAACGAGCAGGTTTACCAGTCAGCATGTTTCCTTCAACACCCATGGAATCAGTATAGCGATAGTACAGTGCCTGTAGAGCAAGTTGGATAGCGTTGGTATTACCTGATTCAACAAGAGAATCAAATGCTTCAATCTCACCTTCGCTAAAGTTTTCAGCAGCCCAACTGGTAAGTTGATTGTAAGCAGCTTGGCCACCTACCATGTTCTGCAGTTGGTTGACTTCTTGATTACTCAACTCCCGTCCAGATACGGATGGAGTATTTTCTTGCATCTCAAAATAAGCTTTCACTAGATCTTGAGATGACATTTGAGAGAATGCATCAAGAGTTTCTTGACTCAGTTCTCCGTTCTTAGAATACTCTTCACCCGCAAGTGAAAGAAGACCAGAGAAATCTTCATAGTCCCGACTCTCTTCTTCAGCTGGTTCCTCATCGTAAGACTCTTCTTCAGATTCCTCACGAGAGTTACTACCCAGTTTCTTCTCCAGCTCCATATAAGCTTTCTCAAGATCCTGAGCGTTCTTGTATTTACCAGCCAGCATACCCTCATGTTGAGCCATAAGCTCTTCGCCCAGGGCAAGGGATTCTGCTTCGTCGGATTCAATTGACGACATTACTTCTGCATCAGGAGTAGCATCGTAACTCAAAATTTCAGCCATAAAAAGTTATTGCATTGGTGGAGCGGATTGTTGACTGCCCAGGTATTGAGCAACAGCTTCTTCCGCATTAGGGTTCTTGGATGGGTCAGCCATGGGAACCTTCAACATATCAGGCAGCTGTTGCATTTGCATCATCTGCTGTTGTTGACCCATAGCTTGTTGACGTTCAGCAGTACGCTGATCAACAGACTTAACAAGGTTCAGTACATCAATACCCTGTGCAGCTGCCAAGCGTTTGATAGCTTCGTCTGCATTGATGAATTGAAGCATCTGGTCAGGACCAAGTGCTTGAGAGATAGTCGCAATGAAGGTGGTGAGAGACTCACGATCTTGACCACGACCTAGAGCGTTGATACCAGCAACAATGGTTGGGTTCACCAGATCCTTAGGAATCCGGGGAAGTTCACCAGAACGTTGCAGTACCAGCAACTTACGATTGAGATAAGGAATTAGAAACTCAACAGTCAACAGGGAGAACAATCCTCCAAGTTGTTGTTCCAGTTCCATCTGAGTGAGGCGAACCTCTTCCGCTGTAGTGCGTTCAGATTGACGAACAGTAAGCACAAGGAATGCTTCTGCAACACGTCGTTCAAGAGTAGCAGCAAGATTAGCTGCAGTACTGAAGTCAGCGGTCTTACCTACTTGGATAACACCGATGTCTTCTGGCCGTCCTTGAACGATCGCACCGTTGCCTGCCTGGGCTATGGTGGCCGGTTTGGTGGTGCTTGAGGGTGATACCACGAAGACGACCTTAGCGGCTGCTGCAGAGCCCTCTACGAGGGACTGAGAGAGTGCATCAAGAGACTTGAGATCACCCAAGAACTCTTCTACTCTACCTCGTCCATAGTTCTCACCGTCTACGGTATTGAATCGAAGGACTAGCCAAGGGTTAGCATCTGTAGGTGCTTTGCCTTCAGTACCTGCGATGCGCTTACCGTAGGCTTCTTGATGCCACAGCCAACGATTATTATCAAGACGAACGTGAGTATAAACCTCTACGTCATCTTCATGAGCATAGCTACGATCATTGACTTGATTATCTTTTTCTTGCAACTCCTTAGGGAGAAGCTTTTTGTTAATCAGTTCTTTGGTTACGATCTCAATTACGTTACCATTACCATCCCGTTCCACTACATAGCGGCTCAATGGATAATGCTTAAGCCCATCCTTACCCATGTAAATCAACGCATTACCACCAACAACAAGATGTTTGATGGCTTGGTGAACAACGACACGATCACTAGAAGCAGCAATCGAATCCATTACCATGCGTTCAATCTTGGCAAAACTCAGGTCAAGTTCAGAGCGGATCTCAGCAGGCAGGTCAGTGCCTAGCTTATCATCACGAATCTGAAGTTTGAAGAAAGTAGTTTGAGGGGGAAGCAGAGCAAGCATAAGCTTAGCTGCCAATGTAACTACTGACTTAGCGCCTACCGATTGCCAAGGTTGCTTAAGGGTTTTGTGGGTAATCCTAAACTCATCACGTTGGATGAGGTAAGGAATCGTAAGCTCAGAGCATTCAACTGCAGTTTGGAGAAAGTTAGTACGGTAACTACTTAGATGATCGTACCTTGATTTAGCGTCCATTTAGTTAACCAATGTTAGTTCCGCTTCCACCCATGTTGATGTTAGCGCCAGGTGTACGATTAATACGAAGAGATGCAACAGTTGATCTAGAGCTGGCCTGTTTTTGATTAGTACGCATCACTGGAGTTGATGCTAATCCAGACGGTCGTATTGCAACAGGTTGTCTAGAACTTGCAACAATGGTTGCTAGAGCTTCTTCTTGTTTTTTGAGAGCCTGTTGTTGGGAATCCAACATCCTCTGTTCTTCTTGCTTACGCTGCTCTTCTTTTTCTTTTAGTCCAAGATTAATTAATTGGCACATGATGTCACTCTTCAATGTGAATTTAATTAACCAACGTTAGTTCCACTTGAACCCATGCCACCAATGTTAAAGCCGGGTGTACGATTGATACGAAGAGAAGCAAGACTTGTTGGAGCTTGTTTCTGTTTAGTCCGCATAAGAGGAGTAGCTGCTGCTTCACTAGCACCAGTTCTGACAGGTACCCGGTTAGCTGCAGCAATAGCAGCCATGGCTTCTTGTTGTTGTTTGGTGGCTGCAGCTTGGAAAGCCATCATCCTTTCTTCTTGTGCTCTACGATCTCTTTCAGCTATTTCCATCATAGCACCGCGTTGAGCTGCTTCACGCCTGATGTCTTCTTGCCTGTGGTGTTCTGGCCTTCCACACATGATGTTAATCCTCGTTAGTAATTCGTGTACGAATCCACTCAACAACACTTACTTGTCCAGATCTATACATGATCTGATTAAGTGACGTGTCAGGAGTGGGGTTAAATGGTGGATAAAGATCCTCTAGCTCTTCCAACAACCGTTCAACAGTCAGAAGGTTGAGAGTATTCAGAGAGATAGTCGATTGCATTTTGTAAAATCTGTATGCTGTCTTTTGCCCTTCCTAACAGTAAATTGCATCGGCAGCAAAGTATGCCTCTGACTGTGCCTGAGGCATGACAATGATCTACAACCCAACCGTTTCCGCGATACATTTTCATTTCAGGGGAATCTGTACCACAAATAGCACAACAGCTGTTTTGGCTATTAAATAAATTGTTGTAATCTTCAACAGTTAAATTGTAACGCCTTTTAAGGTTATCTGCAAACCGATATTCTGAATCCCGCGATGGGCTAGGCATACTGTGGAAGATTTGGGTTTGCATGTTCAAAGAACGCTGGCATACGTGCTCGCTTTGTTTCGACAAGTTCAGGTGCTTTACCTTCATACATCAAGCGATCACTTGCATCCAGCCAAAATTTTTTGTTGAGATACTTATTGGAGTCTACCCCAGAAAGAGGTGACATTACCCAGTTGATAGTTGCTTTACGCAGTTTATCAAGAGAAGGAGAGAAATCAACCCCCAACTCACGACAAACAAGGCTATTGGTAGCAACGTGAACCTGTTCATCACGACTAATGTCAGCACTTACAGTACGGAGACCAGCGTCACCATTGAAGCGGAAGAAAGGAAGAAGAACAAAGAAGATCGCACGTTCAGCAACAAGTGCCTTAGCAATCGTGTGATCAGGGTGAGCAATCCACGCATCACGTAGACGCTTAGCTTCAGCTTCTGCCTGCTCATCAATGCCGATGGCATTAGTGATGTATGTCAGTGCAAGATCATGCTTCTCTTCATCCCTAATGTTGGATTCAAGAAGTTCTCGTGCAGCCTCAGGCACTTCTTTATTCAGTGTATCTTGAATGAAATCACCGACTGGCAATTCCATATGTCGAATAGCAAGTGCTCGATAGATAGTTTCTTCAGCACCATCAGCCAGTTTACCGGCAGTTGTTTGTACCGGAGTCCAAGTTCTTTTACGAGACAGTAGTTTTTGATAAGGGTTCATTCGCCGCAATTACAATCAGGAGCAGGATCATCATCTCTATCATAGAGAATCGACTCCAGGTAATCGTCAACCTCAGACTCATCCAATGCCGCATAGGCGCTGGTCTTATCTTGGGTATCACTCATGACCTGAAGCGAGTAATAAAGGGAGGTTTGCGGTGATTGCAACCACTCTTCAATAAACGCTTCGTCATAGGTGATCACATCAGACCAACTATTGAAGCTGTAACCGTGAAGAAGTCCCGTAGCATCTAGCATCTGTACGATGCCATCAACAACTTTTTTGTAATCCTCCCAGCCAACTTCACTGGCATTCTCTACATCTCCGTAGTCATAACTCTGAACACCAAAGGTTCCAGAGTCACGGTCTACATGACGAGAGATAGGAGGAGCGATCTCAGGGCAGGTGGTGAACCCATCTAGATCAGTATATCGGTAACTGCACGAAGCAGTAGGCGCAATGGCAAAGGCACGTTCCATATCATTGAAACGAGCAACCTGTGCAGCTGCGCGGATACCCCCTTGCAATTCCTTAGCAAGGATGGTTGCAGGAGTGTGTTCGTAGTACTGCTTGGAGTTGACTTGCTCAAGGGCTTCACCAAACTCCTTATAGGTCACACCGTTTTTACGGAGCAGGTTGGCCAATCCGAGCATTCCGAGACCAACTTGGCGATCCGTCTCCGGAGGGAGGTATTCTCCACTAGAGCCAACGTCCGTTTTTCCATGAAGGGCGCACAGCTCGGACATTCCAGTGACAAATGCACCTTGAATGTCATTGAGTTCGCACTGGCCAAGGTTGACATGTTGTAGTAGACAGGTTCCCCGTGAAGGCAAGTACACTTCCAAGCAAACGTTTCCCCGGATTCGATTTCCATTCTTATCTACTTTGGTTTTGTTGAGCCAGATGTCACCCTGGCGAATGCCTTGGAGAAGCGCCTCTTTGACTTCTTGAGTAGCGTGATCCCACCATAGTTGGTTAATATTGACGCAACGCTTGATCCAAGGTAGATCAGCCCGGCTAGCAGTAATAAACTCCAGCACATCGGGATGGCTAAGATCAAGATGAGCAACGACAGCTCCATTTTTATAGACCCCTCCTCGCCTCAGGATTTCATTAAGTGTTGAGTAGATCTTTGCAAAGGACACAGGGCCAGATGCCACAAGTCCCTTGCCATTCTCATTTCCTTTCGGTCGGAGTTTGGATAGATGGACAGCCACGCCAGCTCCGTAGCGGAGAGCATGGGAAACAAAACGCCAGGATGCTTCGATTCCATTTGGTCCTTCCATTTCATCTTCCACCACAAAGACTGTGCAAGAGACAGGTAGGCGGGAAGTGGGATCGTCAATCCAAGATTGCACACGCCCAGTACGAGCGATAAGTTCTTTGTGAGGGGCAGACATTATTAAACGAGATCAGTAAGATTAGGTGGTTGATAGTTTGGTCCTTTCAGAACCTTGCCGTCTTCACGGCGGATGGGATTACCGTCTTCACCAAGCTTACTCATGTTGCTTTGGTGTACTCGGTCCATTGCTTCATCTAAATCCCATTCTAGATTAGCAGCGTATTGATAGCA